TGAATGATAAAAGTGTTGAAACTGTGAAAAACACAGGTGAAAAAACTGAAAAAGCTGCTGAAAAAACTGAAAAAGCTGCTGATAAAACAGCAACAGCATCAAAAAAATTAACACCAATGCAAGAAGCCAAACTAAAAGTTGAGGCTATTGAAGCAATGGAAACTGTTGCAGAAATTGAAGCGGCTATTGAAGGCGTAAAAGCAAAAACAGTGTTGAAAGCTGCAGCTGCAAAAATTGAAGCAATCAAAGCATCAATCGCTGCGATTGAAACCTTAGAAAAATCAGAATAATATGTTACCAGGAATAGACATAAAATTTGACAACGGAAACATTGGAACTGTAGTTGCTACAGCTGACGGTGTTTTTGGACTGGTTGCCTCAGCTGTTGCTGTGGTGGACACATTTGCGCTAAATACGCCTTATACCGTAAAAGGAATGGCAGACGTGGCCGCATTGGGAATTTTACCTGATGTTGACAATTACCGATTATACAAAGCTTTAAAAGAGTTTTATGCAGAAGCTGGCGAAGGCACAAAGCTTTGGTTGATGGGTTTTGCAAAAACTGACTCGGTAAGCGATTGGTTTGCTGCAGATGTAACTTCAGGAAAAGCACCTGTGGAAGTGTTATTGGATGCTTCAAACGGTGAAATCACCGCTTTGTTTACTGCATTTTCACCAGATGAAACTTATATTTTGGTAACCACCGACGGAATTGACGATGACATTGCCGTTGCAAAAGCAAATGCGCAGTTATTGGCAGAAAATTATATGGCCTTAAATTTTGCGCCATTATTTGTGATAATTGAAGCTTACGGCTTTACAGGCGTTGCACTTGACTTGCCGGACTTATTGCTGGAAGCAAACAACCGTGTGGCTGTTTTTATTGGTGATACCGAAACAAGAACAGGCACAACTGCAAGCCTTGGTGCTGCCGTTGCCGTATTGGCCGGACGTTTGGCAAAAATACAGGTACACGAAAACGCAGGAAAAGTAAAATTAGGCGCTTTGGAAACATTGACTGCTTTTATTTTAGATGCTCCGGTTGAATCTTATGACGTTGCTGCATTGCACGACAAAGGATTTGTAACCTTCAGAACGCACGTTCGCAAAGCAGGTTATTACATTTCAGATGATCCTTTAGCAACTGCAATGATAGACGACTACCATTACATTTCACGCAGACGTGTTATTGACAAAGCTTTCCGCTTGGCACATAACATTGCCAGCAATGAAATACTTGCAGATTTTGATTTACAAAATGACGGAACAATAGATCCTTTATTCGCCAAAACGGTTGAAGGAAACATTGAGCGTGAAATTGCACAACAAATGACTTCAAACGGTGAGTTGAGCGCAAGTGCAACTGATAAAGATGATTTGGGAGTGGTTGCTACTTTCAATATGACAAAAAATGTGGCTACCACCAACAGAATAGAATTAAGCCTAAAAGTAAGACCAAAAGGGTACGCTCGCTGGTTCGATATTTTGTTAGGATATGATGTAAACTTAAACAACTAATATAAATGTTTGATTCAAGACAATATGAGTGGGCCGACCTAACACTAATCTTAGGTGGCCGAGATATTACAGGCATTCGCGCTGTAAAATATACTGAAGCAATAGAGCGTGAGCCATTGTATGCAAAAGGGCGCAGACCTGTAAGCATCCAAAGTGGCAACATTGCCTATAAAGGTGAAATTAAGGTTTTACAAAGCGAATATGAAGCTTTGGTAAAAGCAGGAAAAGGTTCTGTTTTAAGTTTATCCTTAGATGGTTTGTTTGCTTATGGCAACCCGGCCAATGGTGATGCTTTAATTACCGACAGATGTTCCGGCATCCGATTTTTGGAAGCAGGAAAAGAATTGAAACAAGGCGACAAATTTCAAGAAATCACCTTGCCATTTGTTTGTATTAATATCAAAAACCAAGCGTAATGCCAAAAACAACACCCGAACAAATAACACCCGAACAAATTGCAGCGTGGAAAAAGGAACACGAAAATGTTTTTAAAGTACAGGTTGAAGGGAAGACTGCTTATTTAAGAAGCCCAGACCGCAAAGAAATGAGTTATGCCGCACAAGTTGGCAAAACCGATGCGATGAAATTCAATGAGTATTTGATGAAAACGTGCTGGCTTGCAGGCGATGAAGAGATTCAAACAAAAGATTCTTTATTTATGAGTGTTGCCGGGAAACTGGTTGCCATTATAGACATTAAAGAGTCTACGTTGGAAAAGCTTTAAAGGCTGCTGAAGTTGAACCTGCAGACTGGGTAAGAATAGCCAACGCTCAAATGAGCTACTATTTTCACATTCCAGATCCTGACAGCCTAAGTGATGAAGATTGGGTTCGCCGTTACGCAGAATTAAAATACATAAGAAATAGCGAAAAAGGGTAATTCCTTTTTCGCTTTTATCAAACAAAATTAACAACACCCTGTATGGATAGCACGCTTAATTACATACTGAAATTCACATCCAATGCAGACAAGGTTACTGCAGGCATAAACAAGCTGGATGCAGGGGTGAACAAAGTCAACGGACACGTTGGCAAACTTGGTACTAATTTTTCCAAAGCAATGGACAAAATTAATTCCAAACTTTCAACCATCCATCTTTCTTCCTTAATTCAAAATGTACAATCTGTTGCGACAGGATTGGATTCCTTAAATGCGCCAGGACTGAAACTAAGTTCTTCATTGGCCGATTTATCGGCAATTACAGATGTTGCAGGGGAAAAATTAAAAGAAATTGAAGGCTATGCACGTGAAAGTGCCAAAACATTTGGTGGTGAAGCCGCCGCTGGTGTTGAAAGTTACAAACTTATCTTATCACAATTAACACCTGAACTGGGTAAAGCACCAAAAGCTTTGCAGGCAATGGGCGAAAGCGTGAACATTCTATCCAAAACAATGGGCGGTGATACTGCAGCAGCAACTGAGGTATTGACCACTGCAATGAATCAATACCAAGTATCAACAGACGACCCCATAAAAGCTTCCGCAGAAATGGCTAGGATGATGAATATTATGGCTGCAGCTGCAAAAGAAGGCTCGGCAGAATTGCCACAAATAAAAGCTGGTATTGAGCAGTCAGGTTTGGCGGCAAAAACAGCCAACGTTTCATTTGCAGAAACCAACGCAGCACTTCAAGTGTTGGATAAAGCAGGTAAAAAAGGAAGTGAAGGTGGTGTGGCATTGCGTAATGTAATGGCTTCATTGGCGCAAGGCCGTTTCTTGCCAAAAGATGTTCAAAAAGAATTGAAAGCGGCAGGTATTGATATCAATATTTTGGGTGATAGAAGTTTGTCATTATCAAATCGTTTAAAACCTTTACGTGGCATTATGAATGACCAGGCATTGGTTACAAAAATGTTTGGTAAAGAAAATAGCAATGCTGCCATTGCAATGATTAGCGGTATTGATGAAACAGAACGTTTAACAACTGCCATACAAGGAACCAACACTGCTTATGATCAGGCTGCCATTGTTATGGATAGCCAGGCAGAAAAAAACAGCCGACTTACCGCAAAAGTTGATGATTTTAAAATCAGCTTATTCAATGCAACGAATGGTGTGATGGGTTACGCTTCCGTTTTGGGTGGGATGGCTTTTGACATTTCAAACTTATTGCCATTGTTTGGCGGTTTTGGAAAAGTACTTGGCTTTGTCACCAGTGCCACAAAATTACAGGCAGCGTGGACAGGAATTGTTTCCGGTGCCACTGTTGTTTGGACAGGTGTGCAATGGGCATTGAATGCTGCAATGTCACCAATCTTTTTAATTCCGGCAGTCATTATTGCTTTGGGCGCAGCCATTGTTTGGGTAGTTTCTAAAACAGAAGGATGGGGTGAAGCCTGGAAGCATACCGTTGAAGGTGGCAAATTGTTGTTTCAGTTGTTTGGTGAAACCATTAAGTTGGAATTCACCACGCTGGTAAATGTATTGCTGATTGCCCTGGACAAAATTAAAAAAGGGTACTACGAATTTAAAGAGGCCGTTGGTTTGGGCGACAGTTCAGAAAACCAAAGAATGATTGCCCAGATAGATGCCCAAACAGAAGCACGCAAAAAGGCCATTTTGGACCAGGCTAAAAAAGTGGCAGATACTGCTTTAAAAGCCAAAAATGAGTTTGCATTGGCAGGCGGTGCATTGAGTTGGAAAACCGATGTGCAAGTAAGTCCGGATGGCAGTATTACAACACCGGGCATTCCAGGACTTGGAACTGAAGGCGGAGGCGGAACAGGAGGGAAAGGAACCGGAACTGGAGGAACAGGAACCAAAACAAATGCAGCCATTGCCACCGGAGGAACAAAACATACATACATCACCATTAACTTAAAAGAAATGGTTGGCGTATTGAATATTCAAGGAAACGATTTTAAAGACAGCGCCAAGCAACTGCAAGATCAGGCAACCGATGCCTTATTGCGCACATTGGCTATGGCAACAACAGCAGGGAACTAATGAGTTTAAACAACACAGACATATTATTTGCTTCATTGGTTGGATCAAAAATATCCATACCACGGTTTAACGCAGTTCAAAATGAACTGATGAAACACGTATTGCCACCCATTCCTTTTTTACCATTAAAGAACCAGGAAGAAATTGCCACGGTGAATTCACAAGCTGAAGGAAACATTTGGATGGCTGATATGCCACTATCTGAAGAGGCGCAGTTTTTTCCTTTCTCCTTTGTTGGCGACAATGGCGTGAAATACTTATTGCCTTACGAACCAATGATTTCAATTAACGGTAAAAACACCATCGTAAGAAGAAATGTTGCAAAAGCAAAAGGACTCGTTGGATCTATAAAAGAACGTTGGAACCAGGCCGATTGGGAAATTACCATTACAGGGGTGTTGATTGGTTCTATCCTGACCGGTTCTGTCTCCGATTGTTATCCGAGAGCTGATTTTGAAAAGTTAAAAGCTTTTATGACCAAAGCAAAAAGTCTGGAGGTTTTTTGTGAGCCATTGCATTTGGCAGGGATTGACAATATTGTGATTGAAGATTTTAGTTTTCCATTCACAAAAGGCGAAAATGTACAGGCTTATGAAATAAAAGCCTATTCAGATTCTAATTACAATTTATTAATAGACATCAATGATTAAAAACAATAATATGAAAGCGAAAGCGTGGATTTTAACCTTGTTTATCTGTATGGTAGGCTTGGTAGGATTCGGGAATACTACACCCGACCTAGTCCCAAATTCAAAAGCTGAATCCAGTGTCTGTATTACACAGTCAGTTGATTTGGTAAGTGTGGTAAATTTTGCAGTGAATGATGAATTCCAATTGTTTCAGGGCCATCCAATGCGTGAATGGTATGATGCTTATTTGAATTCAGAAACGCAGTCTTGTTTAAACTCTAATGCTACGAATGAAATTAGACCAGGACTCAATTGTGAACAGATAACGATATCCAATTGCAAGCTTCAGACTTTTAATAACTATTTACCTGATAAAAGGAACTTAATTAAAGCTGTAACTCAATATGATACTCGATTTGCGAGAGACGGCCTGCAGAATAGCGAAGCTGCACACACATAAACCATACTAGAAGATTAAATGATAAAAATCACCTGCTCAGGTGGGTGATTTTTTAAACAAAAAAACAAATGTATAACCTCTATTGGTACATAGAATTCGACACAAACGGCAAACGCACGCAATTGGCTTTATTGGCTGAATGCGAGGTGGTTTCTTCTGTGGACAATTTGGCGGATATGGCAACCATTATTTTGCCTGAAGCTGTGATGAATGAGGTTCTAAATTTTGAAAACAAAATTGCAAGAGGCACAAAGGTATTGATACAAATGGGTTACGACGGAAAGCTGGAGACAGAATTTTCAGGTTATATCCAGGATATTGTGGCCAATGACAGTTCTTTGAAAATTGTGTGTGAAGATGCCTTGTTTTTATTCAGAATTGATGTTAAAGATGTGGAATTGAAACCGACATCGTTAACCAAAATTGCACAATATTTAATTGATCAGATAGATGCTTCTTACACATTGCAATGTGATTATGACCTTGATTATGAAAAGTTCACCATTCACCAGGCGACAGGTTATGATGTTTTATTAAAAATTCAGGCAGAAACCAAAGCGAATATATTTTTCAATACCGAAAAAAAGGAATTACACATCCATCCGCCTTATGTAACCAAAGGAGGTGAAGTCTATTATTCTATGCAAAAAAACATTGAAGCTTCAAGTTTAGAGTTTAAAAACAAATTAGATTTTAAAGTTGAAGTGACCATTGAAAGCACAGACATAAAAGGCAACGTCCATAAAGTTACTGCAGGAACAACCGGAGGCGATAAAGTAACCTTAAAGGTTGGCGCTATGAGCGATGCTTCAATGCAAAAGATTGCAGATGCTGAATTGCTTAAAAGAAGTGCTGCAGGTTATGAAGGCAGTTTTGATGCCTGGCTTGTGCCCATGGTAAAGCCAACATATTCCGCAAGAATTAAAGATGAAGATTACCCTGAAAAAACAGCATGGTACTATGTGGCAAGCGTAACCACAAATTTAAGTCCTGCAGGAGGAAAAAGAACCATAACGCCAAGCATAAAATTAAGCTAATGGATAAATTATCTGAAGTAAAAAGATTTATGAAGCAAATTGTGGCGGCAAATCCAAATTTACCCATTACTGCCATTGTTAAAAGCGTGGAAGGTGACAGTTGCACGGTTGAGTTGATCAGTGGTTTAATATTAAGCGATGTAAAACTAAAAGCCACCATTGGCGGGCCAACAAATTATTTAACGCCAACGCCAAAAGTGGGAAGTACGGTGGTATTGATAAGTTTATCGGGAAGTTTAGACAACCTGACAATTATCAAGTTTGATGAAATAGAGAAACTTGCATACAAACAAAACGGTCTTGAATTTATTGTTGACAGTACCGATGGCAAAGTGTCCATAAAAAATGAAACGGTGAGTTTGTTGGAAATTTTAAGCGATTTGGCCACCACTTTAAAAGAGCTGAAAGTGTTTACGCCAGTTGGCCCGAGTGGAACGCCATTGCCTCCAACAATATTGGCCATTGAAGATTTTGAAACAAAATTTAACCAGCTATTAAAATGAGTTTAAACAAGGTTGCATTAAAAGCAGAAATAGTGAGTTTGTTGACAGATTTGTTAACCAGGGAAAATTCTTCCATAGAAGAGTTTGCAGATCGTTTGTCGACTTCAGTTGATACTTATGTTAAAACAGCAACCATAACATATACAAGCGGATTGACCAGTGCCACAGGAGGTGCTGTAACAGGAACATTTGTTGGAAAATTAGAATAATGAAAGATAAAGCGATACAATTTATTGACAATGCAGATCAGGGGACAGTACTTGATTTAAAAATTGATCCTATTCGTGATGTTGACGGCAAAATAGTGAGTGGCGTTGTGATTGGCAATACGCTTCAGCAAAACAAAGCTTTTATTTTATTGGCGCAACCAAACGATTTTAAAGCAAACCCGACGTTGGGTGTTGGCATTGAAGATTTGTTATTGAGCAGCGATTTGTTGGAATACCGACATAAAATAAGGTCTCATTTTGCCATTGATGGTTTGGTGATCAGCAATTTGGATTTGTACAGTTTGGATAAAATTAAAATTGAAGCGCATTATGAAAATAATTAAACAGGGCCAATCCTTTTTGGATAAAGTTACCCAGTTCACCGGGAGTTTTGAAAATGCACTGGAAAATGCCATTTTAAATAAAGTAAGCATTACAGACGATGCTATCATTGGCAACAGTTTGGTGTATGGGAAAATTACCAATAAAATGGTTGTTCAGTCAATACATCCGGAACGTGAACCGGCAACATCTGCAGTATATGATGATGCAGTTGTATTAAATGACATGGGAATTGGAAATATGATTATCGGAAGCACATTTATAATAAGATAATGAGAACAAGAAAAGACATAAAAAATCAGATTACCGCTTCATTTATTCTGAATGAATATATGATTGCACTTTACGGCCTCACAGAAGGCAAATCCTTTGAAGAAGAATTTAGCCTGGTAAGCTTTGAGAATATCTTATTCGACATTTTAAGCTATTCCATTTATTTGCTTGAGCAATTGTTTAACCAGCATCAAAAGGAAGTTGATTTACAGTTGTACAATCAGAAAAGCGGTCGGTTGCCCTGGTATCGGTATATGGCTTTAAAGTTTCAGTATGGTTTTGATTTGATCACCGACAGCGACGAATTCGATAACACAGGATATACTGCAGCACAAATTGAAGCTTCAAAAATAATTAAATATTCCGCAGTGAATGAAGGGGATGTTCAGGGTGTTATTGTAATTAAAATTGCCGGGGAAACCGACGGTAAGCTGGCACCAATATCCGCTGATGCAAAAACAACTGCTGAAGCTTATTTCAATGAAATTAAGTATGCAGGCTCGCGTATTAATGTGATCAACTTTTTACCGGATCGTTTGTTTTTAAACCTTCAAATTTACAGAGATCCTTTGGTATTGGATGCCAATGGAAACTCCGTTGTAAAAGGTGGCAATCCTGTTGAAACTGCCATTAATGAATTTATGAAGGAATTGCCATTTAACGGGGAACTTGTTTTGTTGAAACTAATAGACAAGCTTCAATTGGTTGAAGGTGTTGTGATTCCTAATTTATTGGCTGCATCGAGCAGCTGGATAGATATTGCAACCAATGATTATGGACAGGCAACAGTGATCAATGTAAAAAGAGTACCTGTAAGCGGATACTTTGAAATCGTAAATTTTGACAATATAACTTATGTGGTTTAATGTAAATTTTAACAAGCTGGTGTTGTTGTTAACGCCCACTTTTTTACGGAAAGATGCTTTTTTGGCATTTGTGGTAAATATAGTGAGTGGCGTAGGTTCCATTTATAATGACTGGTTTACAATGCGCCTGGACAACTTGTATAAATTAGAGCATAACGGGCAGGTTGTCTATTTAAGAAAACTATTGAATGACCAATTAGACCAAAGTTTACGTCGCATTTATATTGCGGATGGGAATTCATTTGCGAGAAAATATATTTACAGTAACGTGGAACAGAAGCCTAAATTTTTAGGAACGATGTTTTTATATTCAAAAGATGATTATGGAGACACAGGCGTGGACTTTATAGTTTATGTGCCTCGTGACATTATTTATGTACAATATTATGAACTGAAGGCTTTGATTGATTTTTATAAAGAAGGCGTAAAAAGATATAAAATAGAAAAAATATGAATACAGTAAAATTAGACCAGACAGGTGGTTTTCCTTTAGAAACGGAAATTTTGGCACATATGCAGGATGCTTACAGCATTTTTCAGGCATTTGGCGATTTGGTTGGTACCAAAAGCATTGTAAAAGGTTGCGTGGTGACAGGAAGTAACGTTAGCGACGGCGTTGTTTATTTAAACGGCGAATTGCTGCCATTTGTTGGCGGTGCCGTACAAACAACTGTTGTGGTCATAGAAACGTCGGTAGACGGTGAATTTGAGGACGGATTGTTAAAACCAATTTATTATACACGTTATGCCACATTTGGTGTTGGTGTTGGATCGGTAAACTGGGCCGACTTTGTGCGTGCTTATCCGCTAACATCGGCATTATTTGTTGATGAAGTACGGATGTACACTGGATTAATTGCAGACCTTAAATGGGGATGGTATTTAGCTGATGGACAAAATGGAACAACTGATTTAAGAGATAGTTTTCCAATTCCTTACAATCCAGATAATCCTGATTATGATACCATAGGTAAAAAAGGCGGTTTAGAAGAGGTGACTTTAAATACAAATCAAATTCCTGCACATAATCACAATGGGACAACCAATTCAGACGGAACTCACGTACATAATATTAATAATGTGCCGGCTGATTCAGGCGCAACAAGGCCGTATGACAGCAATGCAGGTGAAGGATATAAAGGGACTATTCAAACGGAAATCTCAGGAAATCATTCACACACATTTATAACAGATAATAAAGGTGGAGGACAGGCCCACGAAAACAGACCCCCATTTGTGGCATTGGGATTCATTCAATTTAAAGGAATATAAGTTATGGCAAAAGTAAATATCACCACCGTAAAAAACTGGTTTAAAACCGGATTAAAACCAAACCAAGCACAATTTTGGGATTTATTTGATTCCTATTGGCATAAAGATGATAAAATACCCGTTGGCAGCATTGAAGATATTGATAAAATATTGCTTGATAAGGCAGATAAAGGGACATTGACAAATCATAATATTTCACCTGATGCTCACGAAAACATCATGTTATCAAAAGAGGATGCCATTAATAAGTCATTGTCATTTATTACAGATTTAGACAGTGATCTAAAATATCCTTCCGTAAAATCGGTCTATGATTGGGTAGTTACGAACGTTCAGGGCGTTCCTTTTTTAGGTTCTGTAACGCCAACCACCACACCAGCCGGAACTGGTAAGGCCACTTGGTTTGCCGCACAGGCAGGAACATACACCAATTTTGGCGCTTTGGTTGTAAATGCCAATAGTTTGGCTGTTATTTCAAGAGATGACCTTGGTGCATTTAGTATTTCGCAGACGGCTTTTGCCTTGCCTAAAGATACATTTGACGACACAAACAACGTTGACGCTTCAACAATGAAAGCAACAGGTGGTTATGTGAAAGGGCGCGAAGGTGGTTTGGTTGCAAGTGGTGATACTAAAAATGTTAGTGGTGATACTGTATTTAACTATACAAAAAACTTTATTGGTGATTTATTACAAGGCGGTGTTTATTCAGACCATAGAAATTTATTAAATGACGTAATTACAGATATTAAAATAACGGGTCAAAACGATTATAAGGTTTATATGCTTGGTAGTATTGCTTTTAATGATGCAACATTTAAAGATTACACTAAATTTTACGAGGGTACTATTGTTGGTGGGGTGTTTGTCAACGATAGGACTTTAACTGCGTTTCCGTCAGGTAGTGAGAATGTAAAAATACCAACTACATTAGAGGGTATTGTTACGGTTTCATATCAATTACCAGATGGTATAAATATAAAAATGACATTTGATTTTGATAAAATAGCTGGATGGACTACTTCTTTATTTAATATATCTGGGAGTGCGGCTTATGTTGCTAACGGGGCATACATAAACCCAAAAAAGATTGTAAATTATCAAAGCTCTATAATAAGGAACTATCAGGGAAATAATTTTAGTGGTGATTTTCAATATTCATCATCTTATGCCAACGCTCAAAATTTATTAACAGATGTAATAGTTGATTTAAAAATTACAGGAAGTGATAAAGATGATATTTATCAAATAAATGGGTTTGCATTTAAACACGCAACACTAAAGGATTATTTTAAAATAAGAAAGGGATATTTTGATGATGCCACAGGGCTTCCTGTTTGGACTTCTTCGGACATTTTATATTCGGGTGCTTTTCATCCAGACTATCCAGACACGCCTACGGGAAAAGTAAAAGCATCATACATTATTTTTAATGATACGGTATTAGAAATATGGTTTGATTTTGACAAAGCGATTTTTTCAGAGGGTGCTTTTATAAGTGTTTCTGCTCAAACTTATGATTATGGCTATAAGTCATATATGAATACTTTGAAACAGATAAACATTAAAGATTATGTTAAGAGAAATACATATCAAGGTTCATTGTATGGTGGAGTGTTTCAAAGTGCTACAAGCGATGCTAAAAACTTGCTTAATGATGTAATTGAAGATTTTAGAATAATGGGTGCGGAAGATGTCGATATTTATAAGATATCGTATTTTTGCTTTAACAACACATCATTAAAAGATTACATTAGGTTTTATAAAGGACACATTGATACGGGAACAGATTTACCTGTATGGGATTCAAGTCAGGTTTTATTTTCGGGTGTTAAAAACCCTGATTATCCAGCTACTTTAACGGGTAAAGTTCGGGTTAAATATGTATTATCGCAAAATGTAGATATAGAGATATGGTTTGATTTTGATAAAGCAACATTTGCTGATGGTGCAAATATTTCAGTTGGTCAAGATACTTGGGATTACGCTTATAATACTTGGATTGCAAAAACAAAAATGATACCACAAAACAGAAGTATTCCAACGGCTTCATATCCAACTTTTGCAGATAAAAAAATATTGATATTTGGGGATTCAATTACAGACCAAAAGGCAAATACTTCGTGGGTAGATTTTGCAATCCCTGCCTTAGGAGGTTCAACTTATGTAAATTATGCCGATGGTGGTGCAGGATTTATTCAAAATAATGTTGTAGGTATTGACGATATGCCAACTCAATTAACAAATGCAAATGCACAAACTGGAGTCGACGCCGTAATTGTTGCTTTAGGTACAAATGATTGGCACGGGCAAGTTGATGATCCAACTTTAGGCAGTTATGATTTAACAATGGCGAAAGCGATAGGAAGTTTAGATGTTGAGAATATTATGTATGATGCTATTAGATTTGCTTTTTATACTATTCAAAATAATTGGGATTGTAAATGTTATGTTGTTTTACCAATACAGAGAGCTTCTTATAATTATCAAAGAATTGATGAATTGTATTTAGCATTAACAGAACTTGCGATTGGTTATGGTTTTGAAATAATAGATGGTAGAAAAAGTGGAATTGTATTTGATTTTGAGGCGTCAGGCGCAGAGGGCAGAGATTTAATAGATGGATTGCACCCAAAAGATGATGAAGCAAAAGGAAAGCTCGCTAAAATAGTTGTATCGTCTCTAAGAAATACATTCACAGATATTTAAAGTAACTAATTAAGCGAGTAAACAAACAATAACAAATAAAGAAAAGTAATATTTAAATGGAGGTAAAAAGAGCCTCCAGATTTTAGGGTCGTCCAAAACCATAAAAATTAAAGCACTATATAGCACCGACTGGAGGCAAGCTCTTAACGATGATATATGGTGCTTTTGTTGGTTTTGGACACCACAAATGTAAACTAAAATCTTAATTTAAATGATGAAAATGAAACAAAAAACGCCAATTAGTTATTATGGCGGAAAGCAAAGTATGTTAAAACACATTTTACCGTTAATCCCTGAGCACACAATTTATGTAGAACCATTTTTTGGTGGTGGTGCCGTATTTTGGGGAAAAGAACAAAGCGAAGTGGAAATTATTAACGATTATAACGGCAACGTTATTAATTTTTATGAGCAGCTAAAAACCAATTTTAAGGAACTTAAGGCATTGATAGATGCCACGCCATACTCCCGGGAAGTTTATAAACGTGCGATCACTATTTATGACACGCCGTATATATTTAGTCCGGTACACAGGGCCTGGGCTTTTTGGATGGGCTGCATCCAAGGCTTCAGTAATAAGATTGGTTCCTGGCGTGCCGGACAGCCGCGAGTTAAAGAAAGTCTACTTAACAGCAATAAAAAGAATGGCCTTACAAAAGATTTTTCTTTAAGATTGAATTTGGTGCAAATGGAGCACGTAGATGCGGTTTATCTTATAAAAAGGATAGATACACCAGATACCTTCTTTTACGTTGACCCACCTTACGTGGGTACGAACCAAGGGCATTATGGTGGTTATACGCAGGAGTATTTTAATAATCTGTTAGACGTATTGAGTACTATTAAAGGTAAGTTTTTGTTGAGTAGTTATCCAAATGAAACATTGGAAATTTATCGCAAGAAGTTTGGTTGGTTTGCCTCTGATAAGGATATGTGTTTGTCTGCCTCACGTAACAGTGATAAGCGTAAAACTGAGGCATTAACGTCAAATTATACTATAACTACTTAACTGATGGTTAAACCCTGTTTAAATCAACTTTAAACAGGGTTTATTATATTGCTAAATACGTGAGCAATCACAACAATGAAGTTGACTTATCTTTGTAAAAAAATGTGCATTTGGTTTTAAATTTGTGTGCATTTGGTTTTTGCGATTATAAATGTATTTAAACACCCATTCATATTATAGTTTAAAATATGGTACAATAGCGCCAGAATCCTTATTGCAGCTGGCATTTCAGCACAATATTACGGCAATGGCCCTGACTGATATCAACAGTACTTCGGCCAACCTGGATTTTGTGCGTCTGGCTCCAAAATACAACATAAAACCTGTTTTGGGGGTGGATTTTAGAAATGGTGCGCAACAACAATTTGTGATGCTGGCGAAAAATAATGATGCCTTGCAGCAAATGAATAAATACCTGTCAGAATTTTTGCATTCCAATAAAACAGAGATTCCCAAACGCGCAAAATACATTCCGGATACGTACGTAATTTATCCGTATCAAAATACGCTCATGGACCTTCAGGAAAATGAATTTATGGGCGTAAAACCTTCCGATTTAAATCTGCTGAAGTTTTCAAAATGGCGGTCGCATCAGGAGAAATTGGTGGTGTTGAAAACGGTTTCATTTCAGCATAAAAAAGGATTTAACACGCACAGATTGTTGCGAGCCATTGACAATAATGTTTTGCTCAGTAAACTGTCAAAATCGGAGCAGGGAGAAGCATCGGATGTGATGATTTCTGAAAAAATATTGAAGGATATGTTTGAAGAATATCCGAAAATTATTGAAAACACAGCACATATTTTGAACCATTGCCACATCGATTTTGATTTTTCAAAGAATGCACCAAAAAATCAGAAAACCCACAGCAACAATTCGGCACTGGATTTTAGGCTGCTGAAAAAACTGGCTTATGACGGCTTAAATTATCGGTACAAAAAATTGGGAAAACGTGTATTTGTCCGATTGGAAAAAGAGCTTGAAATGATTCGGCAAAAGCAATTTGTTTCCTATTTTTTAATCAATTGGAAAATATTGAAATATGCCAGAAGCAAAAAATATTACTATGTTGGCAGGGGAAGCGGCGCCAACAGCATTGTGGCGTATTTGTTGCGAATTACCGATGTTGACCCCATAGAACTGGATTTATATTTTGAACGTTTTATCAATTTACACAGAATAAATCCGCCCGATTTCGATCTGGATTTTTCCTGGCGAGACAGGGATGACGTGATGAATTTTATTTTTGATCGATTTAAAAACACGTCGTTGATTGCAGTTTACAACACTTTTAAATACAGAGCTTCGGTTCGGGAATTGGGGAAAGT